CCTAAAAAATTCTCCGGGGGAACATTTTTGGAAAACTTTTTATAAAAGCGCAGAGCTTTATTGACAGATTAGCATCAGGTCTTTTGTTTTTGTGGCTGATGGATAGTCTCCTTTCAAGTTGTAGTTTCGTGTGCTTCCGACATTTCTTATAACCCTCCATTTCTGACATAAATCTGTCTCTAAAGTGGCTGCGCTTTTATAAAAAGTTTTGTAAAAATTGATAATAACAACGTTAAAGTATGATTAAAATGCTCAGGGAGGAACTAAAAGTGGCAAAGAGAAGAAAGGCTACAACTCCCGAAGCACGGGAGAATCAGCTTATAGCTTTAGCTGTTGACCTGGCAGAGAAGCAACTACTCGAGGGAACCGCTTCTGCCCAAGTAATCACCCACTATTTGAAACTCGGCTCTACCAAGGAACACTTGGAACAGGAAATCATGGAAAAGCAGAAGGAGCTCATGGAGGCCAAGACCGAATCCATCAAATCCGCAAAGCGTGTAGACGAACTCTACACACAAGCTATGGATGCTATGCGGCGATATAGCGGACGAAGGAGTGAGGAGGATTACTAAAAATTATTCGGAGCTCATACAACTACCAACATTTGAAGAGCGTTTTCGGTATTTGAAGTTGCAGGGTACCGTTGGTAAAGAAACTTTTGGATTCGATCGATATTTGAACCAAGCGCTCTATTGCTCGGAGGAGTGGAAGCGAACTCGCAATCGAGTGATAGCTAGAGACAACGGATGTGACCTTGGGATTGAGGGGCGAGAAATCTTTAACCGAATCCTGATCCATCACATCAACCCAATTACGAAGGAGGATGTTATAGACCGAAATCCGATCATCTTTGACTTGAATAATCTTATAGCAACCACCCACAAAACACATTTAGCCATACATTATGGAGACGAGTCGCTGCTGATTACATCTCCTATCATAAGAACCCCGAATGATACTTGCCCCTGGAGGTGATTAAAATGGAAAGCATTCTGCTGTCGATAAAGAAACTGCTTGGCCTAGATGAGTCATATGAGGCTTTTGATGAAGACATAAAAATTTATATCAACTCAGTTCTTGCCACGTTGCCTCAACTAGGCGTCGGGCCTTCTTCCGGTTTTTCTATAGATGGAAGACAGCAAACCTGGGATGAACTGCTGGACAATGACGCTCGATTAAATTTTGTCAGGAGCTATGTATATCTAAAGGTGCGACTCCTATTCGATCCGCCGACAAGTTCCTACGCCATAGACGCCATTAACAAGCAGATATCCGAACTGGAGTGGCGAATCGTGGTGACTGTTGACGGTTCTGCCACATAGCGTCTTGACGCTGAATTTTTTTGTGATATACTAAAGCCACAAATTTAAAAACGGAGGGATTATAAAAATGAAACTAAAATCTTTAGCTTTTTCCCTCGCAATTTCCATGCTACTCTTCGCTTCGGCTTGCAGTAGTTCGACGGAATCGGTAGCCAACGACGAGCCAGCAGAGCAAGAAGTGGAAATTGTCGACGCCATTGACAAGATCGAGGATGCAGAAGAAGTTGAAGCTGAGCCGGAAGAAGATGAGGACGCTGCCTGGCAGGAGTATGCTTATCGAGACCTTGGAAATCTTGGCTACGCTACAGATGTTCTCAGCGAGGCAAGTGTTGGCGATTATGTGACGTTCGGTTCCTATGAACAGGACGGCAACTATCTTGACGGTTCTGAAGATATCGAATGGCTTGTCTTAGATATTCAAGACGGAAAGGTGCTACTGCTTTCGAGATATGGCCTCGATTTGCAGGAGTATGACGAATATGAAGGGACTCTTTCTTCGCCGACGTGGGAGACCTGCTCTGTTCGAGCATGGCTTAATGATGATTTTTATAACGAAGCCTTCACGGAAGAGGAACAACAGCATATCGTATACACTCTAAACACGAACCCAGACAGTAATGCCCTTTGGCTGGATGCTGGACGTAAGGACAAAGGAGCGTCTGGCGGAAACGATACGGAAGATTATGTGTTTCTTTTAAGCTATCAAGAGGTTTACGATTATTTTGGCGGTCGTTTGTTCGGCGCTACAGATGAAAACTATTATGAGTCGCTGGTATGCTATCCTACGCAGGCGCTACTGGATAAATGGGTGCACTACTTGGATAGTGAACAGTACGAGGATTATTACGCTGAAGATGGATATCCAGATACAATGATTGGAGCCGTCGCATGGCTTCTGCGCTCTCCTGGAAACAGCCAGGACTACGTGTCCATAGTGGATTACAACGGAACGATCTGGAACACCGTTGCAAACTCTGGTTATAGCTCCGCAACTCGCCCGGCCATCTGGGTCAGCTTTGAGTAACCGCTGAAAATTTAATATTAGCTTTCGAGAGCTGTCTTATTAGGATTTTCCTTTTAAGGCAGCTCCTTTTTATTTCACGCAAGGGAGAGGTGAAAAGTCAAAATGAATGAGAATTACTTGGTCCACTACGGTACCCCGAAACATTCTGGGCGGTATCCTTGGGGTTCTGGAAATCGTCCTTACCAGTCGGAAGAAAACTCGGCCACCTATGCAGAAAAGAAGGCACAAGCTCTTAAGTCTGGAAGTGCCAAAGAGATTCTTCAGTATAAAGGCGACCTGACAAATCAGGAGATGCAAACTGCCTTGAGTCGATTGAATTTGGAAAAGCAGCTTTCCGATATTTCTGCCAGAGAAACTACGACAAATGCCAAGCGTCTGGAGTCCTTTACGAAGACTCTCGGGAATGTAGCGAACTTTGCGGAACAAGGCACAAAAGTTTACAATGCCGTTGCTAAAGTAAGCAATGCTTTTAGCAACGAAAAGAAGCTCCCACTCATTGGCCAGGAGAGCAAAGACAAGAATAAGGATAAAGATGCTAAGAAAATAAGTGATAAAGCAAGAAAATTGATCAATAGTGGGCAATATCAAACAATACTGAACAACTCGTCTCAGTTTACAACTGACGAAATTCAGGAAACCCTTACCCGGATGAGCAAGATAGAGGATCTCAAGAAGAAAGTTAGTCAGGGGATTGGTTCGTAATGGCTTTATCCAATACCGCAGTCCCTCGATACTACGGGGAATTTCGTGAAGCCGTCCTCCGAGGAGACATTCCCGTTTGCCGAGAAATCTCTATGGAGATGAACCGCATAGACGACCTTATAGCAAATCCCGGTGTTTACTATGACGAAGATGCCGTGGAAGGCTACATTGCGTTTTGCGAAGGCGAATTGACTTTAACGGATGGCTCAGACCTTGTGCTCCTGGATTCTTTTAAGCTGTGGGCAGAACAAGTGTTTGGATGGTACTACTTCATCGATCGGAGTGTGTATGAGCCTTACCCGGACAATCACGGTGGGCACTATGTCAACAAGCGAATTCTGAAGAGGCTCATTAACAAACAGTACATCATCGTTGCTCGTGGTGCTGCCAAGACCATGTATGCCGAGAGCATACAGGCGTATGGGCTGAATATAGACACGTCAACCACTCAGCAGGTGACGACCGCTCCAACCATGAAGCAGGCTGAAGAAGTAATGTCTCCCTTTAAGACAGCAATTCTTCGAGCTAGAGGACCGCTGTTCCAGTTTCTCACAGAAGGCTCTATCAACAACACAACTGGCTCGAAAATGAATCGAGTTAAACTGGCCTCAACTAAGGAAGGCATCGTCAATTTTCTAACCGGCTCTCGTTTGGAAATTCGGCCAATGACCATCGATAAGTTGCAGGGGCTACGATGCAAATATGCTACCGTGGACGAATGGCTTTCCGGAGATATCCGCGAGGATGTTGTTACAGCAATTGAACAGGGTGCATCTAAAAATGACGACTTCCTGATTATTGCAACGAGCTCCGAAGGAACGGTTCGTAATGGAGCCGGTGATACGATTAAAATGGAGCTCATGAAAATCCTGAAAGGTGAGTACATCGCTCCTCATGTTTCCATTTGGTATTACAAGCTCGACGACATCAAAGAAGTTGCCGACCCATCCATGTGGCTTAAGGCGAACCCCAATTTGGGGAAGACTGTCACCTACGAGACCTATCAGCTCGACGTCGAGCGGGCGGAGAAAAATCCATCGGCGCGGAACGATATATTAGCTAAACGATTTGGTATACCTCTTGAAGGGTATACCTATTTCTTTACCTATGAGCAAACGCTTCCCCACCGAAGGAGAGATTTCTGGTCGATGCCCTGTGCTCTCGGAGCTGACCTGTCGCAGGGGGATGACTTTTGCGCATTTACGTTTCTGTTTCCGCTTCGAGATAGTTCTTATGGGATTAAGGTTCGCAGCTACATTTCGTCCCTGACCCTGAACAAGCTTCCATTGGCTATGCGAAACAAATACGAAGAATTCATTAGAGAAGGAAGTTTGATTGTCCTTGAGTGTACCGTTCTTGACATGATGGACGTATATGACGATTTGGATCAGCATATCCAGAATTGCCAATACGATGTTCGGGCTTTTGGATATGATCCGTATAATGCAAAAGAATTCGTTGAGAGATGGCAAATGGAAAATGGCCCCTTTGGAATCGAGAAAGTTATACAGGGGGCTAAAACTGAAACGGTTCCTCTTGGAGAGCTCAAAATACTTGCCGACGAGAGAATGCTTTTGTTTGACGAGAAGCTCATGCAGTTCACCATGGGAAACTGCATAACCTTGGAAGACACTAACGGAAACCGCAAACTGCTCAAAATGAGAAGAGACCAAAAGATAGATAATGTGGCATCCACCATGGATGCTTACATTGCCTATAAAGCAAACAAAGACGCATTTGAATAAGGGGGTGGTTTTAATGCCATCATTTGGCGAAAGGCTGAAGCACAGCTGGAACGCCTTCTTTAACAAAGATCCCACAAATTACAATTGGATGGGATCGAGTACGGCTTTCCGGCCGGATCGGGTTCGGCTAACACGAGGAAATGAACGCTCCA